CTGGAGAAATTCCAGACCCTCCCGCAATGCTTCAGGGCAAGCTTCTGAAGGTGGCGTATGTATCGGCATCTGCTCGCGCTCAGGCATCCAGCGAGGCTAACGCACTCATTCTCTACGCTCAACAAATTATTCCGTTGTCACAGGCAAGTCCTGACATCCTAGACGCAATAAACTGGGACAATTACGCGCAGGAACTGGCTATCAAGCAACGCATCTCCCGCCGAATTCTTCGGTCCCTTGACGAGATACAGGCAATCCGTCAAGGTCGCGAGCAGGAGAAGCAGACGCTTCAAATGGCTGGAGCAGCGGAACCCGTTAGCAAGGCAGCACTTAACTTCGCACAAGCGCAAGCCATATGAACCTGGACACAATGGGGCAGTTAACCGAAGCGTTAAACCTTCGGCTTGCTTACAAGCGCATTTTCGGAAAGCAACGCAGTCGAATCAGTCGATTCACCTTTTCCATCAATGCCGCGTATCAACGGTTGATGACTAAAGAGAGTGACGACGCGGAACGTGTGCTTGCAGACCTATGCAAGAAGGCAGACGTTGCTCGTAGCGTGTTTACGCCGGGGCATCCAGACAAGACGGCTTACGACTGTGGCGCAAGGGATTTAGTGCTGGGAATACTTAGGATGGTTCACAGCACAGACGAAGACATCCGTAAACAAATCAGCGAACTATACAAGCAATGAGCATTATCGGAGAACCAGGGGCACCGGCAGCAGGCACAGGGCAGGCACCACCGTCTTGGATGGCAGATTTGCCAGAAGAAATGCGTGGAAACGCAACGCTCGCATCATTCAAAGGCAACGATTGGAAGGAAGTCGGGCCGGCATTGGCAAAGTCCTTCATCGAAACCAAGAAGATGACAGGTCAGAAAGCTTACGACCTTCCTAAAGACGACTGGAAACCGGAACAGTGGGGCGAATGGCGCAAGGCTATTGGCGTTCCAGAGACACCGGACAAATACGACGCCTATGACGGCGAGCTTCTCAAGAAAACAGGTCTTCCTCCCGAGATGATGGCGAAGGCTAACGAGAAATTCCATGAATTGGGACTTACTCCGAAGCAGGTCAAGGGTCTGGTGCATGAATGGTATCTGCCAGATGCCGCCAAAGGCATGGAGATGCAGGAATCCGGCAAGCAAGAGGCTCTCAAGCGCGATGAAGACGCTATTAAAGCTGAATTTGGAGACAAGTTTGACAGCAAAATTGCGTTGGTGAGGCGGGCTGCGAAAGAATTCGGTGGCGATGAGTTGGTTAAGTGGGCGAACGAGTCTGGTGCAGGCAACAATCCCGCACTCGTCAAGATGTTGGCGAAGATCGGTGAAAAGATGCTGGAATCATCCGCTCGCAGCGGTGAGGCGGCAAGCTCCGGTCCCGCTGACATGGAATCTGCCAAGGCTCAGATCACTGAGATGATGAATAAGCGAATCAACGATCCGGCTTACGCCAAAAACTTCGAGAACCAGAAGTCTCCCGAGTTTCAGCAATGGATCAAGCTTCACGACATGGCATTCAAATGAACTGTCAAAACTGCAAGTGGTGGGTTGTTGAGAAACATACGCTAAACCGCATCGGTTGGTCTGCTGGAAAGGCTGACGGTGGTGAGCCGTGCGGTGAATGTCGTGGTCACGTCCCGATTCCAGCACAGGCTAAGGGTGGAAAGTTCCGCGTGTGGCCCTTGACCATTGCGTCCGACTGGTGTTCGCAATATGTCGGGCCTGATGTGCGAACCGAGACGGTATCCATCTCTGATCCGGCGATTGTGGTAAATGCTCCACGTCGTGGTCGTCCACCGAAAGTTACGGAATAATTTGACAAGTCGTTAACGACAACGTAAACGTCCTGTCAGCAGATTAGCGAATCACCTTCGCCCCGCTTAGATTCGGGTATCACCGAACGTCCACGGAACGTGTTCCGAGGTTACGGCCCCGCAAGGATTAGCCAGCCGAAACGAAATACTCCCCGTTTGGGGAATAACATTTTGAATCTATGGCTAGTACAATTGAAGCATCATTTATCCAGTCGTATCACAACGAATTCGAGGTAAAGCTTCAGCAGGGCGGAAGCCGGCTGATGCCTTTCGTCACCGTTCGTCCGCAGTTCTCCAAAACCGACTACTTTGACCGCATCGGCACGGTTGCGTTTACGGAGAAAACAACCCGTCACGCTCCTACCACGTTGGAAGAAGTGGAACACACTCGTATTGCCGTCACCATGCGTGACTATCGCAATGCGCTCCCGTTCGACACTGAAGACAAAATCCGCATGGGTCTTCGCGACCCCCGAAATGCGTATGCTGAGACTCAGGCAAAGGCTCTTGGACGCCAGCTTGATGCGGTCATCATTGCTGCTGCTACCGGCACCACCTACACGGGTGAAACTGGCGGATTCCCCGAAACCTATTCTGCGGCCACCTACGGCATTGCAGTCAACGCTGTGGCTCCCGGTAATGTGGCGGCTGACTCGAACATGACAATTGAGAAATTGATTCAGGCTCGCAGCAAGCTGTTCATCAACGAGGCTGTTAGCGATGGTGAGCCGTTGGTCTGTGTTGTGACGCAATCGCAGTTGGATGCGTTGCTTCGTACTACGGAAGTCACCAACGAAGACTACAACTCCATTAAAGCACTCACCACCGGCATGGTTGATACCTTCATGGGTTTCAAGTTTGTCCGCACACAGTTGCTCTCGAAGGACGCGAGCAACGTGCGAACCTGCTTGGCGTTCCCGAAGTCTGCCATCACGGTTGGCATGGCCGATGAGCGACAGACGAAGATCCATGAACGCGCTGACTTGAACTACACTTGGCAAGTTTGGACGCAAGGCACGTTTGGTGCGACCCGCACTTGGCGTGAAAAGCTCGTTAGCATCGCTTGCGACGAAGATGTGTAACCTTTAACAATAAGGAACTAATAATATGGCTATTGGAACAGTATATTCGGACGCCCTTGAATCTCAAGTTGGCGCATCAAACATTCAGGCGGCTGCGAACCTGAGCCGGTCAAAGGTAGTTGTTGCTCCGTTTCTCTGGACTTGTGCCAGTGAAGCGTCGGGCACGGTTGTCAACCTCGCCAAACTCCCGAAGGGTGCTCGCATCCTGACTGCCGAAATCGTGGCTTCTGCCGCGCTCGCCAACTCAGCGCAAATCTCCATCGGGTTGTCGGGTGTGGATGGCAACGGGTATTACGAAGACGCCACAGCTGCCGCCCTTAAGCTGGACGGCTCTGCGGTGACTATCGGAACACCTGTGGCTGATTCGGCTGCTGGATTGAAGGCCGCTGCTATTCAAAGCACGACCAAGGTTGGGTTTGCTCTCACCACCGCTCTTGGGTTTCTTTACGAAACCACGAAGGAGGTCTATGTGACAGCAACGACCAGCGTTGGCACAATCGCTACCGAGGTTGTGCGTGGCTACATCACCTACGCGATTGACTGAATCATTGCGGGAGCGGGAGGGTAAAACCTCCCGCAACTGCTAACGAAAGGATCACCAATGAAGAAAATGATTTTAGGTCTGGCGATGGTTGCGGTTGCGTTTGGTTCGTTGGCGCAGGAATACAAGGATCGTGCTCCAAAAGCTGGTGAAACCCGACGCATTGCTGGTCTGGCGAACTACGCTCAAGACGAGTTCACCCGCGCAAACACTCCTCGTTGGACTGCGGGACGTTTGTATTACAACACCATCGCTACTGATGGCGTGATCTTCGCAAACTCAAATGCAACGGTGTTGGTTCACATCGGTCTGCCGAATCCAACCAATAACATCGGTCGAAAGTTTACGATTACTACTGTGGATGCTTGCACAGCCATCCTTAGCAATAGTGCCTGTGTCGGCACGTTTTCGTTGCTTACCAACTATACTATGGTATCCACCTTCACCATTGCATCGAACAGGACTACCACTGCTTGGTCAACGGGTACAAATTGGGCGATTGTATCGGTGGCTAACTGACACACTTTGTGAGCCTGCCCATTGCTCACACTCCTGGCCGCTGGCGAGTTTGGTTTCATCGTTTGTCTGACGATGTTTTTTCTCGTCAGCGGTCTTTTTAATTTTAAGAATTAGTTATGGCCCAATCTGACCTAAACTGCGCGAACCTTGCGCTTCGACTGTTGGGAAGCAGGTTTGTCCTGACTGGCAGTGCCGGCATACTGGATGCCAGCGTAGACACATCCGTAGAGGGGCTTGCCTGTATCGCGAACATCGCAGACTGCAAGCGAGCATTGCTTCGAGGTGCCGAGTTCAATTTCTCCATCACTCGCAAGAACGTCTCCGCGCAGTTTGTTTCCATTACAACGATTACGGATTCAGGCGGGTTGTTCCTTGTCACTAAGGCAACTCACGGATATTCGACTGGTGATCGAGTTACCATCAAGGACGCCACCAGTTTTTCGACTGCTAATGGGACGTGGACGATTACGGTGGTTAGCGTCAACACGTTCACGCTAGATGACTCTGTTTACGCTACCACATCAGGGATTACTTACGGCAGTTACACGACTGCGGCAGCGTTCACTTACGCCTATTCTATTGCCCTCCCAACGGACTGCCTTCGCATCCTCGAAATCAACGAGAACGAGACGCCGGAAGCGCACAAAATCGAGTCAGGCAGAATCTTGACTGACGACGAAGACTTGCGGATCCGCTACGTTAAGGATGTCACCGATTACACGTTGATGGACGCACTGTTCTATCAGGTGTTGGCGCATTACTTAGCCTATAACATCTGCGACCACATCACAGCCAGTGACGGCAAGAAGAACGAGCTTCACGGCTATCTGTATGGCACAGACGGTAAGCGCGGCATATTGGGTTCAGCCAAGTTCTCCGACGCTACGGAGGATGGAAGTATCAGCGTTCAGGCGAACGACTGGATAGGCGCAAGGTTTGGCAGCGAAGATGATCTGACCAGAATCTAATGGCACTATCCATCGCATCTCAAACAGCGGCAGCAGGGGCAGCGGAGACTATCTACACGTCCACGGGTGACACCGAGTTCCGCTCATTGGTGGTGTGCAATCGAGGTGCTACAAGCTCAACATTCAATCTGTCGATCACGCTGTCGGGTGGAACCAACGATCAGACCAATCAATACCTGTTCTATAACATGCCTATTGTTCCCAATGATACTTTCACCAGCGCACTTGAGATCGGTGTAGGTCTTGGGGACGTTGTTCGCTTCGCTGCATCATCGGCAAACCTTACAGTGACACTATTTAAGAAGTAATGGCATTTCCAGGCGGAACAAAGAATACGCGGGATCAGCTTAAGGAAGCTGGAGGCCAGCCATTGCCTATTGGTGCCATCTCAGCGTCGCAGTTGGTTTATCGCAGCGGCATCAACCTGATTGGATTAACGCTTGGGACAAATCTGAGCGTTACCGGAACCACGCTTGATGCTGCTGGTGGTGGCTCTACGTGGACTGAAGCAGAGGTTGATTTCCTGACTCCATCCTACGATTATCAATTTACCGTTACTGATGCGGCGGTTGGTGTGGCGAGCAAGATTACCGTGATCCCTTGCGGCAAAGCAGCCACTGGTCGGACGGCAGACGATTGGCAGTGGGACGGCATCAGCTTCGCGGCATTGCCAGCGGTGGGCAGCTTCACGCTCTACGCGGTGTCGCATCCAGGGCCGGTGGTGGGAAAACGGAAAATTCAATACTCGGTAGCATCTTGATTTATGGCAATTATTGACAGCGGAAGCAGCGCGGCAGGCAAGGCGAATGTGGATGCGGACTATCAACTCGCAGTCGCCACGAACACGGACCCGCTCAAGGCCGGCGCGGTGCGGATGTTCAGCGAGTCGGATGATGGCTCCATCACGGGGGAGGCGACATGTCGCTCACCGGAAACATCTCACGACTATCGGTTGCGCGGTGGATTGGACATGCAGGAGTGGAACGACACGTTCAATTACACCAACCAAGACACCGGTAAATATCGCTACGATTTCGTAACGCTGACGATGTCGCTGGCGGGTGGCGCGTTGACGACCAACCCACTCAGCGGCGTGGCAATCAACACGGCGGCCAGAATGAGGTCGTGGAGGTCGTTCCCGGTATGGGGACAGCAGACGCCGAT